GAAGGGCATACATTTAATGATATACTGGGACATCTCAGACTCGTATTTCTTTTTATTAGTCGGGTCTGTCTGTATGAGACCAGACCATTCTTCTATTTTATTATTATATCTACTTAAAAAGTTACCTTCCATTCTTTATATAGATGCTGACTAAACTTTTAAGTACTATTTATTTTTTCTATAAAAATTTGACCACTCCGAGAGACTACACTATCCTATCCGAAGAACTCGAGTACAAGATAAATTATGATTTGAAATACCATCTCGAGGATACGTTCTGGAAAGAGGAGAGTAAGGATTGGGATGGTATACTCGAAGAGTTTTACACGGTCGTGACGGGTCGTGACTTCAGAGACACGTTCGTACCAGAAAATGTCGAAAATGTTATATTGCGGATTAAGTACTACTTTAACGGTAAAGTCTATTCAGCGATTTCCAACGACATTCATTTCCGACTCGGGAAAGACGAAGAGACTTCTATGCAGTTTATGATCCCTTTGAGTAGTGCCTGGATAGTCGATCACGATGATAAACCATTGAAGAACATTACTGAAAAGGTGAAAAGGTACTCGGGTCCCAGACACGATTTTCACGGACAAAAAGTTCCGTTGAGGGATTTTCTCTATTATGAACCATACTATCTCGAGGAGCGGTTTCCAAAGATCATACTGAAAAACACCATGGGTATGAAGAAAACACTATCGACTCTGGAAGGATACACTACAGATCTTCGGATACCTTAGTCGCCAGGTAGAATTTAAGTTCCCCCAAGTTCGCGACGTTGTATTTTAAAATCAAAAACCGATTACCATTTTCCTGTATAATTTGCACAGACGCACACATACTCGTCGCCTTTGTAAAGATATTCAAGTATTTCAAACTGTATAGCCCGACTATTTTGGGACTTTCTTCTGGACACTCGATCGAGGTTTCCTGATTCGCAAAGTCCCCTTCACATTTTAGGTGAATCATGTTCCCTTCGCGTCTAATTTCAATTTCGGATCCCAGGTTGGACATGTCCCGACAGAGTCGTTGGAAATCGGCGGACGGTAGAGTCGTTATCGTGGACAACTCGACATCGGGAACTTCGATGTGGTTCTCGTTGATGTCGAGCAGTTTAAGTTGAAATTTCGTACTCGTCTTTTTGGATTCACTCGTGATTTCGATATCCATAAACTCCTTGGAATTGATTTCAATCTTGATGACATCGTTATTCGTGATCGTTTTCATGATTTTGAAAGTGTTCGAGATGTTGATACCCGCGATGATCTCTTCCTGGTCACATTCGTATTCCTCAAAATTGTCGGCGGTCAGCACTAAATCGATGAGAGACGTTCTCGCCGTGTCCAGTGTGACCACGTACATACCCTGTGGTCTGAAATAGATGTTCACATCGTTCAATATGTCCTTGAGCACTTCAAAAATTGATTTGAAGGCGGATGCTTGTATTGAAACTAATTTCATATCTATTAAGAAAAACGCACTACATCTTTAAATCCGTATACACATCTCCTTTGGACACATCTCGGCTGATCTTTTCCTCCAACTCTTTAGTCATCGCAGGCTGGAGAGACTGACCATAATTGTCTAAATAAAAGTGTCCCGAATCCCGATCGTTACCGTCCAGAGTGGACATGGAGCATATAGAACTTCCAAACCCTCCGTGTTCGATATCCTTCTTGGGGAGAAGAGACTCGAGCCAGTTTTTGATTTCGTTACCCACGAGGATCTTTCCATTCTTGGTTAACATGGTGGGTACACGTGTGATCTTACCCGCGTACTCGCTCGGTATACCCATCGTGTTGACGTTGTGGTACTGCACGAGCTGTTTCAACTGCTTATCACTGTTAATGTACTGAACTAAATCCATCGAGTGTTTACATCTCGGGCTGTAAATCAATAGCGACATCTATTATGTATAGGGTATTTTGTAAAAAAAAATTAACGCATTATAGTAAAAGATGACTACGTTCAAGATCGTGATCGGGATTCTATTCGTCGCGGTCCTCCTGATGATGTTCAGGCGTGAGACGTATTCCGAATCGTTTGGATTTTCAGGCTACAAGAAACCAATCAACTATATAAAACTGAATGATCCCAGCCCAGACTATTCAGGGTACTCGTTAGTGGAGAGTAGTGTCGACAACGACCTGATGGAACGTTTCGTGTTGGAGACGAATAAGGAATTGTTCAAGCGCCTCGGCTTTTCCACGTACATCATCGAGACGCAGTCCGTCAAGACGTACGAGGGGAGTGGGACTAAAATGTACGAATGCGTGTTCATGGTCGTCAAGAATGATGGATTCTCGTTCGGTTTCGCCGTGATCGCGTCATTCGAAGAGACTGTCGCAGGAAAGATTCGTTTACGGTCGCTCCGATCTCAGCCTCTCAGTGACCAGGCCCCCGATAACATTAGTGTGTACACCAAGGGTTCGGCTGGTAAAGAGTTTGTGGAGTACAAACTCATCAAGGAGAGTGCCATGCCCACCATGGATGGGTTAGATTCGGCGAAAAATAAATTAAGTTAATTGTAATGATCAACATCAATGATATTATACGAATTGATGAGAAGAAGAAAAAGTTGAAAAAGGAATTGTATATGAAAATTTATGAACAGTTTTCTTCAAAGATTAAACAATCAGTGGAACTGGGTCACAAACAAGTATTTCTCACGATACCCATATTTCTCATAGGATACCCAGTCTACGATAGGAGTGCCGCAGCCAGATACGTAGTGAGACAATTTCAGAATGGTGGGTTTGAGGTTCATTTATTGAGTGATGTCGATATCTACGTATCCTGGAACATATCGAAGAAGAAGAAAGTGGTACCCGAAGAGATGGACGATGACGTCGAATTCCCAAATCTCATGAACCTCAAGAAGATAGCGAACCAATACAGGCGAAACGGTGCGTAGTAAACTTTTAATTTAAAACCCAATTAATCATAAATGGACAATTTGAATATACTGGTCGAGGCGAAGAAGGAGTATCTCGGACAAATGTGTATGATCATGTGTCCACCTATGATTGACGTTTTTTGTGATATGTACGATGAATCTACGAAACTTTCCAAAGGGCGAAACGTTCTGATCATGTTTCAGAAACTACTCAAAGAAGTTCCCAACTGGTCGAACGCCATGTCTAAGCAGCACGCGGATAACATCGCGAATCGGTGTGCGTGGTTTAACGATCTCCTGGCTGCCGTATTCGTCGCGTGTACGAAAATTCTCTCCTCGGTTCGACTCAAGGCGGATAACAAGAAGATTTCCTTGAAACTCCCCACGAACGAAGTGTTCATCCAGACCTGCTACAACAACATCGCGAAGGATCTGTATCGCGACCCCTATATTTTCAGTGAGGAACAGAGCGTTTACAACAGGGATGAGAAATTGTCGACCCGTTTCTGTTTGTGTATCGAGAGTTCCGTGAAGGAATTGATCCCCGTTCAGCAGATTCTTCAGACGTACATGTCTCAGGAGTCTAGGGATATCGATCTCGACGGTGAGGTCCAGGATACCGAGGATCCCGAAATTTTCGACGGTCCCGAACCCATCCCTGAACCAGAGCCCATGATGATGGAACCAGAGCCCACGATGATGGAACCAGAGCCCGAGGCAGAGTCCATGTCCGAGCCTGTCATGGAATCTCAGGAGCTAAACGAATTCAAGACTGTCCCGGGTGTTCAGTCACCTTACGTCGAAGAACAGGAGGATGACGTGTTATTCGGTGACGCACCAGAGACCCGTACAAAAAAAGTTGGGTATAATTAAATGGAACTCTCTGATTATTTACGTGACCCAGTCTACGCCGCTCTCATCGCGGGTGCGACGACAGCTGGATACATTCATCTCAAGGCGTATCTGAACAACGAAGGCAAATTGGAACTGAATCAATACACGAAGCCCGCGGTACTCGTCGCGATTCTCGTCTATATGATCGTATTAAACGGTCTCGCTAAAAAGGAGACCATTTCTAATGAACCTTTCTAACTTAAAGAGTACACTTATATAATAAGAAAATGGCGTCCATTTCCGCGTTTAACGACATGATGGGACAATTTCTTGTGGAATTGCACAAGTCTTTTCCAGATGAAAAGAATATCAAAAAAATGTTAACGTCGTTCGATCTTATTCGAACCACTTCCCCCAAGCTCATCGTCGATGGTTTCATGACGAGTGTAGCCCCTCACGCCGATCGCATCTCAGCGAAGGATGAAGATTTCATTCTCGTCCACTCCACTGAAATTGATTTTATCAAAGAGATTGATCTGAACGGTCTGTGGAAGCGTATGAACAAGGGTACTAAAGATGCCGTGTGGCAATATCTTCAAACGCTCTACATCCTCGGCACGACCATCCAGTCCGTGCCTGAAGAGACCCTCAACATGATCGAGAAGCTCGCCAAGGAATGTGCCGATAAGATGCAGAGTGGTGATTCCGAAATTAACCAGGATGCTCTCATGAAAATGATGTCTGGAATGATGGGCGGTCTACCAAAAAAATAAACCTCGTCTATATTAAATGAAAGTTTGGTTCGAAGATCCTAAAGAACTTGTCAATACTAAAAAAATATTAGACTTCTGGCCTAATAGTAAACAAACACCAGAGGATAGAATTAACGCGGCATCGCGATTCGTCATTTATACCACGTGTATCTTGTTCCTCACTCGCCGCGATCCGCGTATGTTCATCTTGGGTATCACTGTTTTGTCCGTCATCTATGTGATGTACAAGGCGAATCTCATCAAGGAACCTTATGGAAATACCACGGTCGAACCGACGTGTCAGCGACCCACCATGGAGAACCCACTCGGAAACGTGTTGATCACGGATTACACTGACGCACCCAACAGGTTGGAGGCGTGTTACTACTCATCAGATAAGACTCTGATGGATAAATTCAGTGGTGATCAGGTTATGTACGATTCGGGACGCTCTCGTAGTACACTTCCCAAGTATCAACGTAACGCGTACGAGAGACAGTTCGTGACCGCCGCCGTATCCAAGATTCCAGGCGATCAAACTGGATTCGCTGAGTGGCTCTATGGTCCCAAGAATGGATCCATCTGTAAGAGTGACCCCCGTGTCTGTAACCCCAACGCACGTGGTGTCCAGCTCGAGGCATTCGAAGGTCTCGGCGGAAACGGTGATAAACGCTCGGGTATGTTCGGTGGAACCGTTAGATAAATATTCTTATCTAATAGTAAATGGCGTACCAGCTTCAACCTGGTCTTTCTATTGTCGAAAATAAAGGTGCTCTCCCCCCTGTGAGAGCGACCGATGAAGTGTTTGTTTACCCTCAGCCCAGTCACTTGAACTACGGTTCTCGTCCCAACACGATGTTGTACGGTACCGCCCCTTACATGGCAGGTAAAGGTGCCCCAGCTCGATTCATCGAAACCAGCGATCAACTCAGACCCCAGTCGACTTCTCGCTTTAACAAGACCATCGTTCAGACGTACGAGAGGAATCTGTTCCCCCTCACCAACATGGAGTG